AGCCAAGACATTACAGCCGCCGTCTTACGAGCCGTTCCAGCCGCACCAGCGACCTTCACATCGTTAGACAGTAGCATCTTTTCCATGTCTCGTTTTATTTCTTTTGCACGCTTAGCCAACTGGTAAGCCTGAGATGACTTTCGGCCCGCAAAATCGACAGCCTCTGCCGTTCCACTGGATTGCACTGCTTTGTATGAAATTTGACAATAATTCGTCAAGCGAACAGGCTCTGAAACTGCAAGAGCGCTCATGCTATCGTCGCCTTCTAACTGCTGGTTAGCGGCGGCGGCAGTTAGAGAATCAGTCTGCCACTCAAACAAGGTATTGTCAGCCGACCCTTTGCCTACGCCAGACAAAAACGGCGTATCCATTGGGCTAATATTATAAATGATATTACTCAGGTCTTCACGGATACCAATAGCACCGTAAGTCGTCCGAGTATTTGTTGCGATTGCCATAAAATGACTCCTTTGTTATTATAGTTCTACGAAATCTTCAAACAGACTTGCGGCATCTTCCGCTCTTCCGGTCTGCTGTAGACGTTTCATTTGTTTGGTACGCTTTGCTTTATCAGCATCAACCTTTCCTGCTTTAGCCTTTCCACGAATCACTTTAGGTTTGTTCTTAACTTTCTTAGACCTTACAGTGTTTTGTTTCTTCTGCATATCTTCATATGCTTTGGCTTGCATTAGTACAAGGATTGACCTGTGATCGACAAGTTGGCTTAACTCTTCCTGTGTGTATCCCTTAGTAAGTGCAAACTCCGATACTGACTTGGCTATTGCCTGACGTTTATCGTCTTCTGCCCACTGAGGTATAATACTCACCATCTTTTGATGCTCTTGCTGAACAATGCGTTGATGTTCTTTCTGAGCCTCTGCTTGCGATTCCTCTTGGGCTTTAGCCTGAGCCTGTTGTAGAGACTGAATCTGATCCTGAGCCTGACGGTAATCATCACGCTTGGTTAGGTATTCTTCTCTATCCTCGACTTTAAGCCTTTCCCAATCAACATTCTGGAATTGTGCTAGATGTGAATAGTTAGTTTCAATTGCTTGCGCGACAGCGCTAACGTACTGTTCTCTGGCTTGCTGAGTCTGAGCAATTTCGCTCTCATAGTTCTGTACTGCTTGATCTATTTTGTTTCGATATTCTGCAAGTTGCTGAGTTTTCCTTGTGTAATCCGCTTGTCGGGAGTAGCCTTTGACGAGTTCTTCTTCCGTGACTTCATGTTCTTCTCCGTCTACTGTTACAGTATAGAGAATTGTCTCTTCCGAGTCGTCTTCAACTTCTTCTTCATCGGATTCCTCAGATTCATCATCCTCAGAAATTTCATCGGTTTCTTCAACCTCTTCTTCAATTTCATCTGATGTTTCCTCTAAAGCGTCTTCAGTTGTTTCTTCAGACGGCGGTGCTTGCTCTTCCTCTTCCGGTTTCTCTAACGAGTCCATGAGTCCGAGTATAGCGCCTTGGGCTTCGGATATACTACCGGGTGCTTCAGGTAGTTCACCTGCTAGTTGTGGGGCTGTTTGCGTATCCACCATAATAATCTCCTACAGTTGGTATTCCTTTAGTTTCTTCGCCATATCTCCTGTTTCAACAATAGAAGTTATATGTAAACGTATCCGCTCAAGGAGTCTTAATGACAACCAGATTTGTTCTCTGGCTTCTAGTTCACTGACTCCTGAAGAATGCCAAGAGTTCAGTAAATTCTTTTCTAGTGTTTCAAATGCTTCGTTAAATAGTTTATCAGTGAGGAGGCGTTTAGCGTGTTCCTCTCTTAGTTCGTTGCTCATATTTATCCTATAGCAATTGGTCTTTTCTGTTCTGCTTCAAGTTGTAATTCGGCACTCTTTAGTTGAGCCTCGACTGCCGCTTCTGCGGCATCCTGCTGAAGTCTCTGCTGTTTCAACTGTATATCAGCCGCTTTGATTTGAAGTTCCTGTTGTTTAATCTGCATCTCCATCTGCTTTTCTTGTTCTGCCGGATCAGGTTGTGGAGGAACCATCTCTGGGTTAGTTAAGAAATCATCTACATTCTGGAAGCCCATGTTCTTTATAAGTGCGGCTCCCATATTGTAAAGATTCTTTTCATTAACAATGTTAAGTCCACCACGCATTGCATCACCAGCAAACTGCATCATGGTAGTCAGGTGCATCAACTGTTGGTCACGATTACCGTTACCAATACCTACGGCAACTGTGCAGTCCATTTTGTCACGCCACATATCAGGACGGACAGGAACCCACTTGTTGCGTAGTTTGACTACACGCTCATGGTCTTGATTCTTAAGTACAAGTTCGTAAATACAACGCATCAAATCTCTTACACCAGTTTCGGCAAAGCATCTTGCTATTAACTCTACTCTGGATTGAGCGGCTGTCATTGTAGCGTTTACTGCTGTGGCCGTAGTATGTGAGGTTAGCGCATTGTCGTTAAGACCTTGGCTGTATTTGTTTACTCCGCTTCGTGACTCTCTCTGCTCGTCTAGGTAACCTAGCATCTGGAATGAGGAAGGCTCAAGTTGTGGAGTTGCTAACGGCATAATGGCGTTGGGTGACTTAACTCGCACCACACCGCCCGGACGTTGGGATAGCAAATCATCCAGATTCGCTTGGCCTTCAAGAACTGCGTACCTACCAAAGTTCTGGTTGTACATATTGTCCATGAGATTCCGCATCAACGTACTCTTTATGAGTTGTAAGTCCATGATAAGGTCTGCAATAGACAGCCCAAAGAACTTATGAGGAATCTTTACTGGAGTAATACTGACGAATGGAATCTTATCAATAGGATCATTGGCTAATACTTTACTGCCTACTGAGCAAACCTTTCTTAACTCGGCAATGCCATCACCGTCGTAATCTGTTTTCAGGAATGACTCATGCAACCAGTAAGTCTGTAAAGCCTCCTCGTCATCAGGAGAACCCCAGCCGCTAAAGTAATCAGCAGACTTATCAAACTCATAACGGCTCAATCTTTCTGAGGAGAAAGCCGCCATGTCATCATCACCACTACCCATCTCCTGTGGATCAAGGTCTTCATCAGGATACATAAGTCGTAACTCTGATAAAGTTTTCTTTACACGATGACAAACAAATCTAGCGTCCTGAATATCTTTTGCTTCACGGCTTATAAGGAATTCATCGGGAGCAACATTCTCAATCTTTACTCTACCTGTATACTCTGTGCGTTTAATAACAACGTCATGCTTTGCGCCGTAGTCATCTACATAGGGAGTATGCTCCATAATCTCAACGTCAGGAGACATAACCAGTAAGTTAAATTCCTGCTCATCAAGACCATTATACTCTTCACGGTTCCAGTCTTCATACTCATCCCACCAGACTTTTACGATACCATTCTTCTGAAGGAGAGCATCAGTGAACCATGAATATAGGATTTCCCAACCGTTGTTATCTTTGGTAAAGATATGATTGACGTAATCAGTGGCCTGTTCTGCCGCTTCTACATCCTCTGGTCCATGAGGCTCAAACGAAACCATTTCTTCACCACTGGCGAACACACGCATCAGCGACGGTTTAATCCATTCAATAGTATCCATAACAGAAGAGTCAACGTACTGGCTCCTGCCTTCTACTTCGTTACCAAATGGAAGAGCATAGTAGTAATCCATAGCAGTCTCTCTCTGCTTGGATATAGTATCACTATAACCTAGAGCATCAGAGATTTCTCCCTGAACTCTGGATAATAGTTCTTCGTCTGTTGTATTAGATGATGCCATATTGTTTATATTCTATCTCGTTTGTCCAAGTTGGATCACTGCTAGATACAGCGAATCTCCGTGATAATACTGCATACCGTGTGGCACTCATAAGATCGTCCTTGAATGGGACAACCTTACCGCCTTTTCTGTGATACATTCTAAATTCTTCAAACCAATCTGCAAGAGTATTAAACACATGGAATCTACCCTGCTCCATGTACTGCAACATATCCATCAGACCTTCTTCTACTGAATTACCGCCTTTGTTATGACCTAGTGCTGGAGGATTGGTGAAGTGTTCCAACATCATATTGCACCCAAGGCTCCTGTATTGGTCTGCAAGACCCGGATTACCCATGCTGTCTCTCCTATTGCCGTCGTGAGGATACGCAATAGGGACGCTCTCAGAGCGTGTCCTGATGGATGCGGCGTGTACTGACGGTGATGCTTTGGATTGTCTATAACAATCGTAAATATACAGTTCATCCTCGTCTTTGTCCCAAGCAACCCACACTACAGCCGTTGGATGGTCCCATCCGAAGTCTATTCCTGCTATTCTGGGCCAGTGATCCTCTAGTTGTACAGGATCAATCATCAATTTGTCTTCCTGTACCGGGAAAACAAGGCCAGAACCAATGCTGGGACGGCCATATCGCCTCATTTCTCTCTCATGTGGGGAGTAACTAGAGAGAATCTGGGTCATAACGTCTTCATTTAGATGACCTTGACCGCCTTTTAAGGACGTAACCTTCTCACTAGCGTCATCCCATGTAGCATTTGTAAGGCTCTGACCATGCTGTAGGTTGTTCATAAACGATGCAACAGTCTCAGTCATGCCTGATTCTGGTGTAAATGTCATGTATACCATGCCTTTACGGTCCAGAGTACGGGTCACAGCCTGTGAGTATAACTCTCTAGACGGCTCCTCATCTAGCCATATACAGTCTACACTCCTTCCCTGCCACTTTTCCACACCCATTTCGTAGGCTTTGAAGTGTAAAGAAGAGTTCCCACCCGAAACGTGTTGTATAAGAGCAACACTTTTTGCGTTGGGTACACCCGGTTTACGTTCCGTTTTTATAATTTTACTTTTAGGTATCGCACCGGACCCAAACGCATCAGGATCATCTGGGGAACCCAATAGTTCAAATTGCACAATGTCTCTGGTTGTCTCGTTGGAGACACCACCAGCCCATGCTGTGATCGGTTGGTAGTAACGTCTGCCTTCCCACCAGTCAGGATATATGCCTGTAAGATGGTAACTCATCTCTGCCGCACCAGAGAAAGACTTGCCTATGCGGTTAGCCGCCATGAGAAGCCTCTGGTTGGCCTCTGAGCCTGTCTTATGGAATTTCTGCTGGTAAGGGTAGGGATCGTACTGATTGATCCTGTTGAAGCGCTCAATGCGTCTGAGAGCCTGTGCTAGTTCTAGTGCCCTAGTGCTTGTATCCAAGGGATGCTAACTCCTTTTTAATATCCTCTGCGCTCATCTGGTCAATGGTCGTGGTTTCTACCTTGTCTACTGGTTTAAGTCCAGCGCGGTCAAGTAGGTCTTTAATTGCCCCAAGCCTGACAGATTCAGACTCAGCCTTCTCTGCAAGTTCGGTTAGCCACATGAGGCTTGACGGTATCTTATCCGCTATAGCCTTCTGGACTTCTTTCTGTATTTCAGACTGTAGTTGGTTCTTTAACTGGTAGCCTTTGCTTTTGGCTGTCTTTTCAGAGTAGCCAGCCGCGATAGCCGCTTTAGTTGCGTTACCAGTGAGAACGTATGTCTCAATGAACCTGTCTTGTTTCTCTGTCATTTTCTAGTACCAGAATCTCCAAATGATTCTTGTCCGCCAAGAAATGCTCTTACCATATCCTGTACGTTATCTGATCCAGAGGTAGGAACTCTACCTTGTCTGATTTCTTTCTGTGCAAACTTGGGAAGTGCTTTAAAGGCTTTTGGTTTGGCAACAGATTTAGCCGCAATCTTTACCGGAGATGGTCTAGGTGCTGTTCTCCTCTGTGGAGCCACGCTTGTCTGTGGTGCGGGAGGTGTAACGTCAATAACGATATCAGGACCGCTGGACATAGGAATGGTTACATTGTTAGATGGCGCTCTTGCCGCCTGTTGTGCAATCATAGTCTCTGCGACTCTCTGGGCTAGGGCTTCCTGTAGCGCTTCACCACCTGCTCCTGATACTGCTCCTTGGTCAAAGTCAGGTCCAATTACTCCGCTACCACCACCCAAAACTCCTCCAGCCTCCATAAGTCCTTCTACACCGGGAAGGTCTGAGTCCATGACTGGACCGAATTCCATCTGTAAATCCATAGAAGGTTCAAATACATCGTCTTGCGCTCTTCCGGGAATATTTATACCAAATTCAGGGTTATCAAGTTCCATGCCTTCTACAACTTTATCTAAACCGCTTTTTATAGTTCCAAAATAAGGAAGACCTAAATTATTTAACACATAATTTTTGCCAGTTTCAACAGCAAGAACAGGATCAAGGTCTAAAACTTGGCCTACCTTTTCATCAACATAGTTATAAAATGGTTGTAGATCAAGTTGAGCATAAGCATTGTCTAAATTATAAACTTGATTGTCTAAATTTTGTACTTGTTCATTAGTCAATGGAAATCCTTGTGCATAAGGATTAACTATATTTCTAGTTGAAGGAGTTTCTGCGCTTTCTAATCCTATTGGGCTGTCAGTTCCAAGAGCCACCTGACCTATTAAAGCCTGCGTACTAATATCAGGATTAATTGCTAATGCTTCTGCCGCTCTTTCATTTGCGGCATAATCTTCAGGTTGACCAGTAGAACCTCTATGAATGTTTGAACCGAATTCATAAGCGTCCATTAAAGGCTTTCCGACAGACTGAACGCCTAAGGCGTGTCTAGCACTACTTCTTAAATTGCTTTGTACATCTCTAGGTAATCCTCTATAGCCCTCAACTAAAGAGTTCAAATGATGCGCGGCTATTTCATGTTGTAAATCCATGTTACCAAGCAACTCAAATGCGTCTCTTGGAACGGTAGTATTTGCATCCATACCATAATCTATCATAGATAAATCAGGATGAGACATTAATGTCCCTACTCTATTTTGAACATTTCCAATTCTAGGAGTTGTGTCTGTCGCTGGCTGAAACAAACTAAAATCATAAACAGGATCATAATCTTCATCAGGTAATCCAGAAAAATTATCTAATAATCCACCACCGCCAAATCCCGGACCGTATCCTCCTATATCTGCTACTGGGTCGCCAAATGCCATCAGTGTACTCCTAATATACCGGGTCTACGCCGTATATGTTTTCAAGAATTTCTCTTTCATCGTTAGACATTCTTTTTCTCATTAAATCTTTTTGAGCCATCTTTCTTAATTTCTTTACTTGTTGGCGTTGTTGTCCTTTAGTATATAGTCTTCCTATATACTCTTCAAAAGGAATCTCTACATCCTTTGCTTTAGCAGGAAAATCATCAAATACTCTTTTAGTATAATTTTGAGGTGTTTTGCCTGTCATTCTTGCTAAGTCGTAAACAGCGTCAATTTCCCCACCAGAATCAAGATATTCTTGATGCCTATTTTCCCATCGTTCATCTGCTTTTCTAGACTTACTTCTTTTCCTTTTATTCCTTTGAGCAGTATTTTTCTTTTTCTTAATAGTTACTTTTGGGAGAGTAGGCTCTTTTCTAACCAATGCTCTCACAGGAGTCTTCATAGCGGCTCTAGTAAGCAATCCACCTAATCCCATACCAGCCATACTAATAAAAGGATACGAGTCTTCAAGAGGTAAATCAGGATCACCTGTATATTCTAGTAGTCCCGGTAATGGATATCTGCTTCTGTCCATATTAGTAAATCCTTATAAATGGTTAAATGTCCCTTCGCTGTATGGGGAGAACATATATATATATTATTTTTATTTGTGGGGTGGGGTAGGGCATCAGTATCACTATACTTCTACAGCCAGATACCTCAGTAGACCGTG